AGGGAGTGCCTATCGCGTCTGCGCATTCTTGCGTCTTGCGTTGCTTGAGCACAGCTTGATGCTCTAGCTCATCTAAAGCGCGTACAGCCGAGAAAGCAACATAAGCATACACATCATCAGATACGATATTAAGTCGCGTTACAACGCCAAATATAGGTAAAGAATGGCTATAGCATTTATCAAGATACGCTTTTAACTTCTGTTCATTGTGAACCCCATCTCCAAATATAGATTCTTCATCTACCGTAAATGAGAACACATCACCGTCAACTCTGTTAGCCATGACGACAGCAAGTGAGTGTGAGCGTCTGCCCGCTTTTACAGTAAACTCTGGTGCGGCATCGATGATAACAACCTCTAGGTGATTATCATTGGGAAGTTTAACTATTTTCTGTGACGCTGCAACTACATAAAACTTACCTTCACTTATGAATAATTTATTAGCCATATTATTTACTCACTTTGCGACTACCTGGTGCTTTGTTTTTAACAGTTTTACCTTTAGCTTGAGAGAACGCACGGTTCACCTCAGGGTCAATTAAACGCAGATTAGCTTTAGTATTTGAACCTCCTTTGCTAAGTGGCTTCTTATGATCTATATCTTTACCTTTGCGAACAACCCCTTCTTTATCCATCTCACGTCTTGCACGTTGACGATCAGCTCGTAACTCTCTCGCTTTAGGCTTTTGCATTTCAAGTTCATGCTCATGTTTGTAGTTTCTATCTTTTGGATTCTTATACGGCATTTTGTCTATCCTTTTCTAAATGTAATTGGTTCTTAACTAACCATCGGTAATAAGCCTTTTCTGGTGAGTCGGCTGTACAAGGTATCGTATCCCATGCACTGTAACACACCCAAAAGTTATGAATCTTTCTGATGTGAGGTTTAATCTCATTATCTGTTTTCATAAACATCCCTACAGTCTGCATCGCACCATCGTCTATGATGCCCTATATAATCACCGCAATTCCAACAAAGACCTGTTGGATTACTGGTGTCTATCTTTGCAGCTTCTTTTCTAATGTTTGCTATGGACTTCTCTCGGATCATCTCCTCATGAAGTGTTGCTAAGTCTGTGTTCCCTTCTTCTGTTGACATCTTTTTCTTTCTCGTTAAATTGGGCTGACTTGGCAGCGACCATAAATTAATTGGTGGAAGCACCAAGTCTGACCATGTAATCATTTTTATTTTGGGTTATGTACAAATACTAATCGAGCTAAATACCATTGCGCTTTTTGCAAATCTTCGTGTGCTTTACCTTTGTGTTGGTATCGCCATAGATATTTAAAAGCGTTGCCTCTTAAATACCCTATGAATTCTTCTGGTGAAAGCATTGCTTCCATTGCATCAATACACTCTATTTTACCATTCTTGTAATGCGGAGGTGAGTTAATCATGTCGGGCTTTGATTCATGTACTGAATCACCTCTATAGAGTTGTCCTTGTGTGTATGCATCATAAATTGTTTTAGGTTTGTCGTTCATAGCGATTCCTCATTGTCTGTATTACTATGTAGTTTTTGAGATACACAAGCATATAGTTCGGTTTTTATCCCATCTGGATACATTCGCTCTTTAGTGCCTATAAATATTCTAGGAAGTTTTGCATTAGGGTATTTTTCAAATTGCTCTAAACATTTATCTTCTATTCTTTCAAGAGCTTCAATGAATTCCCACAACTCTACACCCGGACTAATAAAAGCTAACTCAACAATATCCATATCTGGATTGTTGTATGGATGTGGGTCGCCTTCTAGTAGTAATTTTTCTGGCTCAAATCCTGACCCAAATTTACTTTCTTTCATAGTGTCATTTCCCAACCTGTTGGTTTAATTATATGTCGCTGTAAAAACTTCTTGCACAGTTTATTATCTAGTGAACTTTCGTCTTTACGTTTACGCCTTTGAATTGCATTTTGCATACCTATTTGATGCATACACATTTTGCAAGTTAAACTAAACTTAGCAAAAAGAATGTCTGGCTTTTTAACACCGCACTCTTCGCATTGTCTAAAGTCATTCATTGTCTAGTTCCACAAAGACGTTAGGTGCGATGCTATGAAGCTGACGGTTAATCTCATGTGCTACTGCTCGTATCTCCCACTGCACCTCTTTACCACTGCGCAGTTTTATAAAGTCATACCACGCTTGGAAGTTACCTACTACAAGAAGCTCTGTTGTTGTACCCTGTGGTAGGATAAATCGTGCATCTTCTTTCTTAACACCATTTTTGATTAAGTTTTCATATAATATTTGAGCATTGTAAACAAAATCCTGTACGTCATATTTGCCAATACTTTCTGGAATAACCACGTTAGTTTCTTCTTCATTACAATACCGCTGACTACGTTGCAAGAAATCCAAGTGCTTACTGCGAACAAACTGATGTGAACAAATACGGCTAATATCCTCGACTAAAAACGTAGCATGAGCAAAGCGCAGTGTTGATAAATGCCCTTTAGTTACGCAGTGGTAAGCTCTCTTGATACACTGCTCTGGTGATTGCTCACCCGTCTTACCGTAGCAGATACCTGCAAGTAATCCGATATGTTCTTCTGGGTTAGGCGTGTGCTGTATTAGTGTGACTTTCATTTCTTATCCCCTGTTAGTGAGTACGGATGGCACGTTAAGTTCCATCTTGTCATAGTCATATCTAGTGACTTCAGCACAAAGTCTTGTCTTGTCGCGGCTGACTCACATGATGGTTTGTCTGCAAATGATGTTGTGGTTTGAGTAATCTTACCTTGCGCTAAGATAGTGCTGATTAAAATATAAGTCGTTGTTGCAATCATATTCCCGTACTCCCAAAGCCGCCCTCACCACGCTCAGTACTGCTACTGAACTCCTCTACTTCTACATATTCATTTAAATTAATAGGTATAGTTAGTAATTGTGCGATTCTATCCCCAACATTAACCTCGTATGGCACATCAGAATGATTATATAAATGCACCAATACTTCTCCGTTATACCCACTATCTATGCACCCAGCACCAACTTCAATCTTGTGCTTAACAGATAGTCCACTTCTTGACCAAAGTAATCCAACATAACCTTCTGGCACATTTATTATTAAGTTGGTAAATACAAGGGTATCACCTCTCGCTGGTATAGTAACTGCCTTACTAGCTTTAACATCTTGCCCTGCATCTAGTCTTTTGTTTCTTGTTAAACTTCCTTTTTTTATTTCACCTTTTACATCAACAATGCGCCCTAATTCATCTCTAATAATACGTCTATCATCTGCGTGCCTTGCCGAATGTTCCGCTAAAGTTGTTAATTCTAAGTTAGCTAAATTATTGTTAAGCCTGTTACCATCAACATGATGAATAACGTAAGCTGGATTTAAATACCAGTTGTTATTTATTTCAATTAAATAATCGTAATCATTAACACTTCGTAAATATTCCTCATATATTAACCTATGAAGCATCATGTACCCATCATAATGCGCTAATGGATGAGTAGACGCTCTTACTAATATGTACCCATAAGACGAAGTACGAATATCAGATATATGACTACTGTTTAATTCACCCTTCAATCCAAATTGATGGTTATTTTCACCATTCATAATTTCTTTTCTAGCCATAGAGCTACATAATCTTGAACAAGTTATTTTATCTTTATGCACTCTTTTTTCTAAATGACTTAGTTTTAAATGAAATGGTGTTTTGCAGATGTAACACGTTACGTTATTTTCAGCCATTTTAATTTACCTTGTATTTTTTTAAAATTTCATCAATTTTGTTCATTGTTTTTGATTTCAATATACCTTGTTCTGACATCCACTTTCTTACTTCAATCAACACACCAACCAATTCGTCAATATCACGTTCATAAGAATTCGATTCAGTTTTCATTTTATTTCTCCAAAACATAGTCAGTCAATTCATCAACAATTTTAATCAACTCATCAATAGTGTGATCCGGTACACCTTCACTTTTTTGAAACACAATAACTTCTAAACCCGACAGCAACTTTAAGATGCGCAGTGCTTGTTCTTTAGTCATAACTCCACCTCACCGCTGTTGAGCATATTGCAAGCGCGTCTAGCTTGTTGTTCTGTTTTAAAGCAGGGTGTAATAAATCCTTTATACATTGCAGATACATCCCATGTATTTTCAAATCCGTTGTAAACAATAAAGTATTTAGATATATTGCTGGATTCCAATGTTGGTACATCATCACCACACAACTCATCCCTTAAAGCAAGCAAACGATTAAACCTGCGCATTTCAATTGATGCGCGTTGTGCTTGTTTTTCTGTTTGGCGTTCTAATCCTGCAAGTTTTGTTGCTTCGGTACTCATTTTCCAATATTCAACTGCATCATCACATTGGTTAATAAACCATTCCCCACCTTTTGGTTGCCACTTTCTGACTGTTAGCGTACTGCCTCCCTCACATTGAGTACGTCTTTCTAACTCAGTAACTCTGTTTTCCAAATTCTTAATCATTATTTCGTATTCGTTCATTTTTTTTTCTCCAATATTGTTTTAAGTTAAGCCTTGTGTGATCCATATCTATGTCATACCGCAGGTTTAATTCGTCCATCATTCTTGGTCGTGACTTCCTGCCGTAGTAATAAAATTTACCGCACTTGGTTATTGGCATTTTCTATACCCTTTTTTACCTTGTACTAAACCAATAGTTGTTGCATCTTCTAATGACCATCCCCTTTGCAACCTTGCTTGTATCCTTCCATAAGGAACATTAAGTTTTTCCGCTAATTCAGTAACGCTAATACCGTATTTTTCATGCATACGTCTATTTCGCATTTGCTCTTTAGCTGTTGCCCATCGACAATTTTCTTTTGAGTAATTACCATTGTTATCAATCCTATCTAATGATGTCCCAGTGGGACGGTTACCCATATCTAAATAAAACTGCTCAAATGAATTAAGCCATGTATCACACATAGTAATCCCTCTACCGCCATAAGAGCCATACCTATCATTCGATAGCGAAGTACATCTCATTTTTGCACCAACCCACGACCTATATTCTGGCGTTTTTGTCATGTTGTGAGTGCTTTTTCCTACACATGAGCAACTAATAGATTTACCAGAAGCTAAATGGCAGCTATAAACTAATTTTTCTTTACCACATACGCATTTTGCCATCCATTTACCAGACTGTTTGTCATAAGCAATTAAAGTCCAATAGTTGAAAACATCGCCTTGTTTATATTTAGTGCGGGTATTCATATCATCTCCTAAAATAAAAACATTATACCCGCATTTGAACTACATCGTCAATTACACTTACTATCCCCGCAACTAGTACACGTCATACACCCATCCATCAGAATCAGAGCTTTGGTATTGCACTTGGTGCAGAGTTGCATCTCGACACCTTTAGCTTCTTCTTTCTTAGCTTTAATGAACGCCTGTTGATGCTCATCAACTACAACTTTAATAACACCTGTTCCTATTAAATGCTGTTCAATTACAGTACCAATCTCAGCTACGAGCGATGGCATATACACACCACCTCTTTTGTAGTACCCGCCTTTCGGGTCAAAAACATTCTTGAGTTCTTCAACAAGGAACGTAGAGTCACCGCCCTTGCGCCAGACAGCAGACACTAAACGTGTTAATGCAAGTACCCATTGAAAGTGCTCCATGTTCTTAGAGTTAATAAACATCTCGTAGGGGTGACGCTCGTCACCGTTAAGCACCATATCGTTAATCGTGATATACAGAGCGTGCTCGCTCTGAGGTGTCTTAATCTTATACGTTGTCCCTTGCAGATACTCTGGTCGAGGCAGTAGCTCGTGCATCTTCTCTACATCTACAGGTATTTCAGTTGTCAAGGAATCCTTGTCTACTACTTTGTAGCCTGTAATTTTCTGTTCAATCTTATGCGTCATTCTTTATCCCCCTAATAACTTTTTCATATATTGCATCTTGAATCCTAGATGCAAATAGTTTTTTACCTTCTACTAAAGGCATATATATTGGTATAGACTCATGCACCTCTTTAACTTCTTCGTCAGTTAACCGTACGCCCATTATCCATATTGGAAGTGTTCTCATCTTATTCATACTTACCTCTGATGTCTTATGTCATTAAAGATGGGGCGTTGTTCTTTGCATTTATCGCACTCACGATACCCACGACTTTGATACACCCGCCAATGGGCGTGCTTACAATTCACTGCGCTAGGCACAGGCGTTACTGCTTCTACCTTTTTAACTTTGTCCATAGTATCCTCATTGATAAGCCAATAAACCCTACATAGGCAACAAGTGCCACCCAATCATCTAAGGTCATTGTCATCTCCTTTTGTATACTCCATTGCAAATAAAACTACAGTGATTGCAATCACTGTCCAATAAATTAACTCAGCCATCAAGTATCCCCTGTTTATACATCGCTTCAAAATCTTTCTTAAATTGAACGGTTGCTTTTGTCAGCATCGTGTTGTATCTCAATACTTGTTCGTCTGTAAGGGTATATAACCAAGGAGTTTCAATTTGTATTGTGTTAGCCGCGTACATCAATAGTCTTCTCTCTATGTCTTTTGCTAAAGGTTCTATTAACTTACTTTCTAAATCATCATACTCGACATCTACTTTTGAAAACCTTTTGTAGTGCTCTTTACAATGCGATAACCCAAAATAATCACAGTCAATACCATCAACTTTGTCTATACCTATACATACCCCATCAGAAGATATTTGCATCTGTAATTTAAGTAAAGGGTGTTTATGTTTTTTAGCAGTTAGTTCCATAATACGAGAATGGTCTTCTTCCATATCAAAGTATTTAATTATCTTTCTAACATTACTATTATGTCCGCAATGGTCATATAACGGGTAGTCATTCGAGCATTTAGTGTTTAGTTTAAACTCTCCAGTTTCTATGACATGAACAAGCTCTGCCCGTGTTAAGGAGCAACAAACAGTAAACCCTTTTTTAGGTACTTCAAACTCAATATGGATTAAACCGTTAGACTCATGTATTTCAATTGCCATCGAGTACCTCCTGCTCTTCCATCGCTCGGAGCATCAGCTTGAGTTGTTGTATCTCTGCGAGCAGTTTTAGTTTTACTTTCTTTAACTCTTTCTTGTTTTTCTGCGCCATCTCAAGGCGTTTAAACATTTCGTCTTTAGTCATCTCGTCACCATATTACCTTGTACATCACGGGTTAACTCGTATACCCCATATAACTTGCCGTCTCTCAAAATAAACTCTCCTATGTTGGTCTTAATGATTTCGTGGTGGTGTCTGTTATTCACATAGTTAGTCGCTTGCCCAATAATAAAACACAAAGCAAATATAACTGCTAATACCCATCCTACGTCTTCTTTCATAGTGATACCATCCTGTGTTTGATTCTATCTTTAGCCATGTCTAAGTTGGTTATGTGCCATACATAACTTGGTCTACGCCTGCTCACTTGTACTGACCCACACGGTGGGAAGTTTAGCTTCTCCAAATGAAACAGCAACGTAGTCTTCGCTATCTTATGCAACTCACAATACTCTTTAAGCGTCATGGGTGTCATTTCTTTTCCTCTTTTATTTTTTGATAAATCTCTTCAGACACTGCTTTTAATATATCTTCGCATGACTTAATTATTGTGTAGTAACTTGATGCTTCTAGAATATACCCAAAGTTGTGGTCTATATTTTGTAATAACGAAGCGGCGTATCTTAAATCAGATACGGTTTTATATAGGGTTTCTTTTTCATTGTCTGTCATTGCACTGTCCCCGTAGTTGAGTCGTTACATACCGCTGTGATAATACGAGTCGGTCTTTTGCTCATCTGATAAGCCCCCATCGCTAAGTTCCACTCCTCCCGTGCATTAGTACAAGCCGTCATGCTGTCATAGGGGATTACACTCGTAGTGTAAGCTATGGTTTCGTGGGATGTTGTGCGACCCTTCTTGTCTGTGTTCATATCTACAGTAAGGAAGCTAAGTGTTAGGACTAATGTTGCGCTCATGTGTAACTCCTTATGCTACGAATGTATTTTTATTATCAATTCTGTTTTGTATAAAATCCATATTCTCTCTAACTAATGGCTCTATACCTTTAAGCAACTCTTCTTGTGCCTCATCATTTACCATCATAAACAGTGAGGCTAATCCTTTATGAAATACGATGGAAAGTTCAGCCATATCATTAGGGTCACCCATTGAATCTTTGAGTAACTCGTTTACTATGTTTATGTACTTAGCTTCTTTATTCATCGTTTTGTCTCCAGTACAGCGTTGCGTAGCATCTTACGCAGTCTTGTGTTTTCAGTTTGTGTAGCACTTTGCATAGCGGCAAGTGCAAGGAATAACAGTATCATCAATAAGTAAGCTGCGTTACTTTCATCTAGCCATGTTAAGATTTCAATTAGCTTTTCCATTTTGTTTCTCCAAGTATTGTTTTAAATTAGTTTCTTCTATTAGTGATTGCACTTGTTCTCTGCTTAACCAGTGAGCTGGTCTTTTTGCTGTGGGGTAATCATCTGGGTCATAATCTGTTTCGTAACTTGCATCATAGTCATAATCAAAGTCATTCATCGTTGTATCCTTTTAGGGTTTTGTTGAACTCGGAAAATAGTTTAAATCCGAATCGTAACTATGTCAATAAAATATTGACATTTATTTTATTAGCGCAGTGCTTTTAGGAGAGAAGATTGTGAAATGTCTTTATCTTTCAACACGTTAACTACACGCTCATCGATGGTGTTCTCTGCCACTAGATGCACAATTCTTACCGGCATCGTCTGCCCTTGTCGATGAAGACGAGCATTGAATTGTTGGTAATACTCAAGATTCCAGTTCAGTGAGAACCAGACAATAAGTGAGCCACCATGCTGAATGTTTATGCCATGGCCAGCCGACTGGGGGTGGGCAAACAATAATTTTATTTTCCCAGCGTTCCAATCGTTGATGACGGATTGCTTGGCATCTAAAAGGATACCAGTGCCGAACCTTTTCTGAAGCCTTTCCAAATCAGACTTATAGTTATACGCAACAAGGATGTTATCGTTCTCATTTAAATCAATCAGCTCAGCAAGTGCATCAAGCTTTTCATCATGCGTTACAAC